AACGTAGGAGTTGCATTATGGAAATGGCCCTAATCTTCAACGAATTTATCTTCACGCCTGTCACTCACCAAAACAGTCTCTGGATTCGTTCTTCTGAATTGGCTAAAGCACTTGGCTATTCCGACGACCGCAAGGTTGGTGTGCTCTATGCCCGACATAAGGATGAATTCTCCAATAATATGAGCGTGGTTCTCAATTTGAGTACCACGGATGTACCCGCTACGACTCGCATCTTTTCCCTTCGGGGCTGCCATTTGGTTGCGATGCTAGCGCGTACTCCTATTGCCAAGGCGTTCCGCCGTTGGGCGCTGGATGTGATTGAGCAGTACGGCGACAGAGTGCCTGTTGCCGAACCTGTGACGCTCAACGACGAGCTGATCAGTGCGGCGGAACGTGCCGAGCTCAAGCTCATCGTAGACGCCAAGCTCTCGACCTACCCGGCGGCGGTGCAGGGCAAGGCCCGCGCCGAGATATGGGCAAAGTTCAACCGTCACTTTAGGATTGCCGAATACAAGCAGCTTCCCACTCGGCTTATGCCCGAGGCCCGCGAGTTCCTGCTTTCCGTCCGTGCCCGCGCCATCAATGCCATACCCACGGCGGAATCCGCGATTCTGTACCCGTCGCTTCCCGTCGCATCGTCACTATACCGCGACCGCGTGAGGGAGCTTGAACGGCTCGAACAGGATTGGATGGAACTTGCAGTCCTGATCCGCGACCGCGCTTATGGACTGGAACGAGACTTCCGCCGAGTGACGCAAGGAACGTATCCCGAACTGCTCCGGCATGTATCGCCATCCGGGAAGACGCCCGTTGACGCGCTTATCCAGCTCATGACAGCCCCAACCTACACCGCCCGGCAAAACCTCGAATCCGCGCTTGATGATATGCGTCTTGCCATCCGTGCCGCGAAGACGGCAAACAAGTTGATGCTAGGGTAATCCTTGGCAAGCCTACATGAATCATATAAGACTTCACCAACGGAGGGATTCCCCCATGTTGCTGTTCGATGATGGAAAAAAGCTTGAAAAGGCCGTCGGCGAGGAAGCCGCAAAAGCCATCGTGGAAGTACTGGAACGCTTTGACGAGAGCCAAAGGAACGCCAGTGCCACCAAGGGAGATCTGCGCGAAACGGAACTGCGGTTGCAAAAAGAAATTCGGGAATTGGACCTGAAAGTGCAAGCGGAGATCGAAAAAATTCGTGCTGAAGTGTTGAAGGTCAAGTATGATCTTTTGAAATGGCAAATCGCCATAGGGTTTGCCCTTGTCGCCGTTATGGCCAAGGGCTTCGGCTGGCTCGGATTCTAATAAAGAAAGAATATCGTAGAAAAGGGGTGGCTTTAAGAGCCGCCCCTTTTTGTTTTTCTACCTCTCCCTTCTGTTACTGACGAGTTAAAAAAGATAAAACTTTTTTGAAAAAATTGTTTATTTTTTCAAAAAATGGTGCTATTGTATTTTCAACGAAAGGGAACAAGTAAGGAGACTATCATGCTGAGATCCCCCAAGAACGCTAAGAAGCTTTCCGAGAATGACGTGAACATCAACGCCACTATCCGCTCTTTTTCCATGAACTTCATGCGCTTCACAAACGACCTTTCACTTCTACAGACCCCGCGCTGTGAAAAGCATCATGAAGCTTGCTTGAAGAGTATCGCCGAAGACATCGTACCCGTGCGCCAGCACCTTGACACCTGCCGCGCTTTTACCGCTGACAACGAAGTCGTCGCAGAAGTACTGAGCAAGCACATCGCGTATGTGGAAGAACTGATCGCCAAGGCTTCCAGCTTTCATGAAGAAGCCGAGGTTTCTGTGGAAGCTGTAGAGGATCAGGAAGAAACAGTATCATCCGAAGAAGAAATTGCCCTGCGCTTCGGTCGCCTTTGGGAAAATGGCGAGCATCGTAGAGTCTACTTTGACGAAAAGGCCGTAGCGAAGGCTGTGGGCTTCGAGCTGCGTAGCGTGCGCGGGACAAAGCGGTACTTCCTCGAAGACGACGAGTACACGAACTCGGCGATGGCGAAGCTTTTTCAGTCATTTGACGGGACATACTACGATCTTATCAATAAGAACTTCGTGTCCGCCTCTTCCAAGAACGATCTTCTGGATCTCTTCAAGTCCGTCTTTGCCCGCGAAGTCAAAGCACTCCATGCGGTAGAACAGCCGGAAGTGGAGGAAGAAACTAAAAGCGTGGACGTATCCCCCGAAGATACCCGCTACTATGACCCTGCACGGCACATCCGCGCCTGCGAAGTAAAGACCCTTTTCAGGACGCTGTATCCACACGGTAAGCACTCCACGCGGCTCAGTATCGTAGACGTAACGCCCGGCCATGCAGACGGGGAAAAGTATGTGATATGCATAACGCACCTCGGCCCCGACCCGCACTGTCCCGATGTGCTTGCAAGAGTGTGCGGGGAACCGCTTGCAAGCAGCCGCATGGTGTGGACGGGTAAGGAGATCGCCAGCAAGTACGCCATCGTCTTTGACCGGGACGCGGTGGAAGGACTGATCAAGACATGGAAGGAGAGCGATCTCGTGCGCGACAGCCGCGCCGAAGAAACCGCAAGGAAGGAACGGGCAAAGGTAAGGAGGGAAGAGCAGGGAGCATAAAAAGCCCGGCATCTGACCATGCCGGGCTACGCCCCACGGAAGTGGGGAAAAGAGCGTCTGTCTTTTAAAACAAGATCTTGTTTAACAGACTTAACTCTGGAAACACCCCCACGTGTGTGGGGAAGACTGCAAGAGTGCAGCGTCTTTTATCCTCAACCCAGAAACACCCCCACGTATGCGGGGAATGGTTGATTCATATCGGATCACTCTCAAAAGAGCAAGAGAGAGAGAGAGAGAGAGAGAGAGAGAGAGAGATGGAAGAAAAAAAACACGGAGGCCGCCGCAAAGGATCTGGACGTAAAAAAAAGGTTGAAGATCGTGCAACAGTAAAGACTGTATCTATGCCGGATCATGTCTGGGAACGGCTGAACGATATATGTACGGATAGGGGGATTCTACGCTCACAGGTAGTACGGGAAGCAGTCGAGATGTGGCTGGACGCAAATATACAGCAGCTTGGAAAATGACGCCTGATACGTAAAGAAAGCCCCAACCGTTAAACAGGAGGTTGGGGCTTTCGCATGGAGGGAAGGATGGGACTAGGCTCCAGTCATTTGCGCAAAGGCAAAGGGCATGAGCACGATACCGCCGTAGGTGGTGCCGACGAACTTCTGACGGAAGCTGGACAGGTCGGGCACGACGCGTCCAGCACGCATCTTTTCTCCGAAGGCCAGCGTGCCGGATCGCTGCCCGTTCACTTCGGGGGCGATGAGGAACACGGTTTCCCCGGCGGTCATGCTGTGCAGCTCGGGGACGGTCACGATGTCAATGCGGGTGAAGTACCGCTTCAACATATCCAGCACGGACACGTTGAAATCGGTAGCCGCGCCGAGGCGAACGGCCAGTTCGGGGGAGAGGCAGAGCTTGAGGGGCGTGTCCTTGTCAATGAGGCCGCTGGACTGCTCGGAAAGCTGCGCGAACAGGGCGAGGACGTCATTGTAGATCTGCACCGTGGTCTTGTCGGCCCATTTCGTGGAGCCGCCCGTGCCCGTGGCCCCTGCGGCGATCGCAGCAGGGAGGTTCGGATCGTTAAGGATGCCGTAGATTTCCTTCCCGGCGACGCCGAGCAGGTAGAAACGGTTCTGGTCGATGTCGATGACGTTGGCGGCCGCACGCTGCTTGGAGGCAGCGAGGTTGACTTTCGCCGTGCTCGACATGTCCACTTCAAAGTCTCCGTAGGTGATGGACGTCTGGAAGACGTACTGCACGCGGGTTTGCCATTCGGAGTTCACGCCCGAAGTCGTGCCGTTGGCATAGTCGGAATACGGCTCGGTCTTTCCGGTCATTTCGTCCACGCGCCACTTCATGTACGGGGTCGTCCAATCGCCCTTCTTCTCTTCACCGAAGATTTCACGGGCGCGCCGGGGCGCGGTCAGGATTTCGATGACCATCGGGTCGATATACGCCAGAAGCTCGGCGGGGACGGTCGTGTTCGGAGTAGTGATGAGCGCGGCGTCCTGCGCAATGCGGGCGCGGTTCTCCGGGGTTGCCCACATGCGGGCGCCCGGGAAGATAAAGCCGTAGCGCTTGGCCTGTTCAAAAGTCGGATTCATGTAGTACCTCCTACGCTCCGGCGGCGGCTGCGCCGAGGTTGGTGCGGGCCTGTTCCGCAGTGGTTGCGCCAGTTCCGCCGTTGGCCACGCCGAGCGCTCCGGTGGCGTTGCTGAAATCTTTCTGCATCAGGTTCGAGGTGTCGCCGCCGGATCCCGACGCTGCGGCCTGTCCCCAATTGCTGATGATGATTGGTTCCCCGATTTCACCTGGCGTCTTGACGACCCACCCCGTATCGAGGTGCGTCCCGTCGGGGGTCCCGGTGCTGATTGAACCGTCAGCG